TCAACAGGAGCAAAACATTTGGCAGTTGATATCTCAAAAATCAACAAACCAAACCCAACACCTGAACCACCAAAGGTAGATTACAGTCATTTGAATTTACCTCAAAAACCTGAGAATAGTCAATTTGATTGTTTCGGATGTTCATCTTAATCATTAAAAAATTTATAAATTATGTCATATTTAAACACGCCAATACCTATTGTTGAGGCATATATAAGAGGTAACTTTTTAAGAAATCAAGAAGATTCCTTTGATAAAAAATTTCCATGTTATATTTTTGGAATGTCGTCAATACCATCTCAAGCACCATTATTTCATTTTATGATGGAGGATGGTGGATTGTGGTGGAGAATGCCAATACATGCTTTTTGTTGGAAAGAAGATGCGCCTGAACAAGAATTAGATGAATTAGTATTATGGGATTCTTTTTCGTATCACGTAGGAGTAACATCATATCCAATTTTAAAAAATAAAGTTGTTAAATTTATTTCGAGAAGAAGAGAAAAATATCAGGGGAGATATCTTTTCACTTTAGACTGGGGAAGTTCTTCAGATTCATCAGATACTGATTTTCTATTAAGTGAATTCCCTTCACAACACAAGTGCGGTCATTTCATAGCAATGGACAATGGTAATTTCGCAATACAACCAAATAATAGATTAACAATTCATGACCCATCTTTTACTATAAAAGAAGATTTGGTAATCCATAGAAAATATAACACAACATTATGGACTGCTGAGAGAAATTCTAGATGGGTCACACCGGATACTGATTTGATGAATTATGACCATACAGATTTAGAAAATGGTGAAAAAAATAAAGATAGGTCCGAAATCTACAGAAAATTTGAATAATGAAATTGTACTTCAAACACGAAAAAGGTTTTACAAAAGAAGGTAGGATTTTTTGTGAAGCGTGTTGTGTACCTGACATAGAAACTGATGATGAGTTGTTAAATGTCGGATGGCTCCCATCAATGGAAGAAAAAAATGTATGGTATCAATCTAGAAGTTGTAGATTGAATATGGAAGATTTTTATATATCACCAAAAAGAAAAAACATCATTAACAGACTTAATGTTAATTTTTTTACATATAGTAATAATCAAAATATTGATGATTTTTTTAAATCCTACTATTTAAATAAAAGTTTTGATATTTTTGATTTATATGAAAATTGTTCAGAATTTTTCAATATTTTAATTGCACAAGTTGAATATGAAGGTGAGGTAGTTGGATATGCTAGATTTACAGAAAGAAAAGATTCAAATATTTTTTTAAACTTATCTTACAGTGATAAGTTTCCAAAATTATCATTAGGTACTATTTTATTTTTTATTCTCTCAAATTATACAAAAACCCAAAACAAAAAATACTTATATATATATGAATCCTATAAAAATGTTTATGAATATAAAGAAAGCTTCACAAATGTAGAAATTTGGAACGGAATTAAATGGGTAAGTAAAAATGAAAAATGGTAATTTTAAAAATATAGACAAAACAATTGAAGTACTTAAAAAGTTTGATAAAGTTTTGTTTCTGACTTGTTCTAATAGGTATCAAAAAATATTAGAAAAACAGGCGCCTAAATCTACAATAATAGCTGAAGTTATTGCGGAAAAATTAGACAATGTCACATTAATAAATGTTCCCGATTTGAACATTTATCCATGCGAAGGTAATGTATCAAGGGAAGATGGAAATCATTGTGGAGTTAAAAAGGCATTATTAAAAGATAAAGAAAAAAATCCATCAGGATATCATAGGTGTTGGGCGTCCATACATAACAAAGATGATGAGTTATGGAAAATATCAAAAGAATTATTTGAATCTGATTGTGTTATTTTTTTCACATCCATAAGATGGGGTAGTGCTAACATGTTTTACCAAAAGTTAATAGAAAGATTAAATTGGGTTAATAATAGATTTGTACCTGGTAATGAGTCCAATGTTATAAAAGATATTACATCTGGGTTTATATGTGTTGGGCAACATAATTACGCAGATAAAGAAGTTGAGTTACAAAAAAATATACACGACTACTATGGGTTTAAATTAAATAACAATCTTTATTGGTATTGGATGGCAGAAGACATAAACGTTGATGATGAAACGTACCAGGGGTATTTAGAAAGTTATCCTAAGTTTTTTAAAGAATTTAAAATTAAAAAAATTTGATGTGTTATCCCGACACAAGTCGGGATTTTTATTTTTACACTATTTAGTTAAAATATCACGACATTATATTTATAACATATGGCAAATGGTAAAACATATGGTATAACTTTCCCTTTTAGAAATTCATTTGATGGTAAATTTTTGGATTTAACTGATACTAGTGATGAAGAAATAAGGACAGATTTAATCCATTTATTATTAACAAGGAAAGGTGCTAGATACTTTATGCCTGATTTTGGAACAAGATTATATGAATATATTTTTGAACCTTTAGATGGTCCCACTTTTAATGACATACAATCAGAAATTAAAGACTCCGTGTCTAAATATATTCCAAATCTAATAGTAAATTCTATTACAGTTACTGATGCATCTTTAGATGAAACGAATAGTAACAGAACGACTATTGGAAACAATGAAATCAAAACTTATAGTATTCCCGGTAGAGCGGAACAGGAATATACTGCAAAGGTAAGAATTGATTACACAATAACAGATAGTGCATTTGCATCATCCGATTTCGTAATTATTAACATTTAATGGCAAAACAAATATCATACTCAGTAAGAGATTTTCAAAATTTAAGAAAACAATTAGAAACTTTTGTTAAAAGTTATTACCCTGATTTAGCGCAAAATTTCAACGACGCTGCGGTTTTAAGTGTTTTAATGGATTTAAACGCGGCGGTGACTGACAATTTACATTTTCATATTGATAGAAGTTTACAAGAAACAGTACTTCAATTCGCTCAACAAAAGTCATCAATATTTAATATTGCTAGAACATACGGATTAAAAATACCTGGTAAAAGACCATCAGTTGCGGTTGTAGAGTTTTCAATTACGGTACCCACATCATCTGTGTCAGGTAGTGCTGCGGATAAAGAAGATTTAAGATATTGTGGTATATTAAGAAGTGGGAGTCAGGTTGTTGGTGCCGGACAAATATTTGAAACACCATATGATATTAATTTTGCATCACCAACTGACAATCAAGGAAATCCTAATAGGTTAGTCATACCTAACTTTGATGTTAATGATTCTTTGATAAATTATACAATAGTTAAAAGGGAAGTTGTTGTTAATGGTATTACTAAAGTTTTTAAAAAACCAATAACAAATTTAGAATCAAGACCATTTTATGAATTATTTTTACCTGAAAATAACGTATTAGGAGTTACAAGTGTTTTATTAAAAGATGGATTAAATTATACAAATGTACCAACGCCTCAAGAATTTCTATCAGAAAATAACAGATGGTATGAGGTAAATGCTTTGGCTGAGGACAGAATTTTTGTTGAGGATTCTACTAAACCTGTGGATAAAGCGGGAATAAAAGTTGGAAAATATATCCAAACCGCAAATAGATTTATAACTGAATACACACCTGAGGGATACTTTAAACTAACATTTGGAGGTGGAAATACATCTACTGAAGAAATTTTAATTGATTTTGCAAGAAATGGGACTCCATTAGATTTAGGAAAATATCAAAATAATTATTCTTTAGGTTCTGTTTTAACACCAACAACAACTTTATTTGTTCAATATAGAATAGGTGGGGGACTAGCAACTAATGTTGGGGCAAATGTTATTAATCAAATTGGGGCTATTGATTTTGTGGTAAATGGACCTAATGAAAATATTAATTTACAAGTGGTTACATCAATACAATGTAATAATGTCACTGCGGCGGTAGGTGGTGGAGACTACCCAACCACAGAAGAAGTTAGAAATTTGGTAGGGTTTAATTTTGCGGCTCAAAACAGAGCGGTTACTGTTAATGATTATGAAGCGTTAATTAGAAAAATGCCGGCACAATTTGGGGCTCCGGCAAAAGTTGCAATTACTGAGGAAGATAATAAAATTAAGATTAACATATTATCATATGACACTCAAGGTAAATTAACTAGTGTCGTTTCAAATACTTTAAAAAGTAATATTGCGACTTATTTATCAAATTATAGAATGATAAACGATTATATACTGGTTCAGTCTGCGGAAGTTATTGATTTAGGAGTGAATGTGTTTGTATCGTTAATCCCATCTCAAAACCAAAGCTCTGTAGTTGCTCAAGTTATTAATGTTACCGCCGCATTTTTAGACCCGAAAAGTCGATTCTTAGGACAAAATGTAAATGTTTCAGAATTGAAGAGTAACCTATATCAAATAGATGGTGTTCAGTCAGTTACCGACGTTCAGTTTTTTAATAAAATTGGAGGTAAATATTCATCATCTCAAACATCACAACAATATTCTAATTTTGATACAAAAGAAATCCGTCTTGTAAATGAGACTATTTTTGCTGAAACTACACAAGTATATCAAGTGAGATATCCTCAGTCAGATATTACAGTACAAGTTCAAAATTTATCAACTACTAACTTCTCATAATACTATTCATTTATTTTAATAAAATTTCACCTAAACTATTTATTAATTAGTTATGGGAAAGTCATATAGGATTAGAACCAATGTTGGTGAAAGTAGGAACCTTCAAGTAAATTTAGAACAAGATTTCGATATGTTAGAAATCTTGTCGTTGAAAATTTATCAATCAGACATTTATACTAGAGACTGTAGTGATTATGGTGTAGTTTGTGGTAGAGTTTTTTGTAATAAAGGAACTGGATTACCTAATGCTCGAATATCAATATTTATACCTGTAACAGATGAAGACTTAGACAATCCTGTGATTTCTTCAATATACTCCTATAAAGAATTTACTGAAGCAAATGAAGATGGGTATAAGTATAATCTATTACCATATAATAAATCATACTCAAATCACACACCTGTTGGAACATTTCCTGATAGATTGGATGTTTTAACAAATGAAACGGTTATTGAAGTTTATGACAAGTATTACAAATATACTTGTAAAACAAATGATGCTGGTGATTATATGATATTTGGTGTGCCTATAGGTAACCAATCAATATTCATGCAAATTGATTTGTCGGACATGGGGGAATTTTCATTAACTCCTCCTGATTTGATAAGAATGGGAATTGCTACTGAAGAGGAATTAGACGGAACAAAATTTCCATTTTCTGAGAACTATTCAATCTTACCACAAATTGTTACACTATCAAAAAACATTGAAGTAAAACCTTTTTTTGGACAAGTAGATGTTTGTGATTTTAATGTTGGTAGAGTTGATTTTGACTTAACTAGTGAGGCTGGTATTAAAATACAACCAACCGCAGTTTTCATGGGGTCCTTATTATCGACAAATGAAAAACTTTCGATTAAAAAAGGGTGTAAAATAAAATCAAAAACTGGTGAACTTTGTACCTTAATTACAGGACCTGGACAAATTGAGGCAATTAGACACTCATTTTATAATGATGAGAATCAAATGCCGGTACTTGAGGTTTTCAGAATAGAAAATAATGGTAAAATTATTGATGATAATGGTACTTGGTTAACGGAAGTACCTATGAATCTTGAGTATATTTATACAGATGAAAATGGGGACAGACAAATATCTGACAATCCTGATGTTGGAATTCCAACTAAAGGAAGATATAGATTCAAGATTAAATGGCAACAATTACCAGACCCTAGTTTAGAATATAAAAGAGGATATTTTTTAGTTCCAAATATTAGAGAGTATGGATGGGACCCTGATGCTTTATCTAAAAACAACGGAAGGGCAAATGACCCTGCAGACCCTGATAATTTTCCTGTGGAAAATACTTTTGTATATACAATACCACAATTTGAAGAATCTTTATTTTTAACACCTGCGACTTCCGGATACTATGACCAAGTTTGGGAAATTACTGATTATTTAAATCTAAAGTCTTTAAAAGTTTTTATTGATGGTGAAGAACGACCAAGTTTTACAAATACTATACCAACATATAAATTTGAAAATTCTATAATAGAATTAAAAATTCAAAGAAATGATGATAA